AACAAATTATTTTGGATATACAGATACATTTTCCGAAGAAGAATTAATGTGGATTGATAATTTAAAAAATCTATATCCATATCAAGATGCAAAAGTTATTTCAAATGAAGAAACACCAGAAAATGCTATTAGAAAATCTAAAATAAAATGGATTCATTATGATGAATATTCTGATTGGTTATATGATAAATTAAAAGATTTAGTAATTGATGCAAATTCACAAATTTGGCAATTCAATTTACATTCAATTGTAGATTCAATACAATATACCGAATATTACGAAGGTGGCGGGCATTATGATTGGCATTTAGATATTGGACCAGGTTTAATCAATCACAGAAAAATTAGTATAACAATACAACTTTCAGACCCAAATGATTATGAAGGAGGTGATTTAGAAATTTGGTCAGGTGGTGATTTTAAAAAAGTTGAAAAATTAAAAGGAACTTCAATTCTTTTTCCATCATTTTTACTTCATAGAGTAACTCCAATAACAAAAGGAATACGAAAAAGTTTAGTTTTATGGGTAGGGGGAGATAGTTACAAATAAATTCAACAAAATAGTATTTATTTATATTTATATAAAACTCAAACGGATTAAATGGCAGCTATATTTCAAATTAGAAGAGGAACATCTGATATATCATCTTCAATATTAGATGGTGAATTATATTTACACAAAGGAAAAAACTCTTTACAAGTATCAATTGGTGATGGAAATCCTATCACATTACTTGCATTAAATACATCCTCAGTTGGTAATATCAATTTAACAGGAAACCTTACTGCATCAAACGCATATTTTAGTGGAGATGTTGCCATTTCTGGTAATTTATTTTTAGGAAACAACCAATCGGATAATATTTCTGCATTAGGTGTATTTACTACAAATTTAATTCCTGGTACTAATAATCTATATGATGTAGGTAATAACTCTGCAAAATGGAGTGTAGTTTATGCAAATAGTTTATCGGGTTCTCTTACGGGTAGCGTAAATGGTATTAATATAACCACATTTTCTGAATCGGTAGATAGTAGATTAGATAGATTACAAGATTCAACTGCAAGTTTAAACTCATTTAGTTCTTCGGAAGAAACTAAAAATTCAACATTAGCAATTTATACTGGTAGTGTGGATAGTAGATTAGACCAATTGCAATTAGCATCGGCATCTTTACAATCATTTACATCATCTCAAGAAGCAAAAGATTTAGCAATTGCATCATATACTGGTTCAATAAATACCTTTACATCTTCTCAAGAATTTAAAGATATAGTAATTGCATCATATACTGGTTCAATGAATACTTTTACTCAATCTATATATGAGCACACATCTTCTATTAACGAATATACTCACTCATTAAAAACTGCAATCGATGTAACTGGTGGAAATACAAGAATAATAGGAAACTTAATTGTAGATGGTACACAAACATCATTAAATACAACAAATACTTACATAGAGGATAAATTATTAACTCTATCAAGTGGTTCTACAACATCGTTATTATCAGATGGTTCTGGATTCGAAATAGCAGGAGCAAATGTTTCAATGAGTTGGGAACATACTAATACAAGATTTGCAATTAATACAAATTTAAGTGTAGTTGGTTCAATTAGTTCATCTACAGTTGTTGGTTTGAATGGTGATAGTGTAACTGTATATTCAACATCGGTAGATAGTAGATTAAGCAACTTACAAAGTAAATCTGCAAGTGTAGATAATTCTATTTCATTATTAGGACAATTTACTCAATCACAAGATAACAAAAATAATACACTATCTACTTATACTTCATCCGTAGATAGTGATTTAGCAAGTATTCATCAAACTACTTCTTCATTAAATGCATTTACTGCAAGTATATTCGGAACAAACGAATTTACTGCATCTACTAAAATTAGATTAGATAATTTAGAAAACACATCTGCATCGGTTAGTTCTTCAATTGGACAATTAAATTCAGTAAGTGCATCTTTATTATCATACACATCATCTGCAAATGCATGGAGTGGTGGAATAGACAATAAATTAATAGCATTAGAAGCTATATCTGCATCACATAGTGCATCTATTAATCAAATAAATTCAGTAACGGCATCATTAAATTCGTGGACAGGTTCTGGATTTTTTAATGGATACTCAACTTCGGTAGATTCAAGAGTATTAACTCTTAGTGCTAGTGTAGCTTATATAAACTCAATTGCATTTGGTGGATTAGATTTAAATTCAAAATTTACTAATATTGAATTATTTACTGCATCTGCAAATAGTAGATTAAATAGTATAGAAGCAGCAACTTCATCATACGAAACAAACGGTAGAGGTATAGTAAGTGGTAGTTCTCAAATAACTCCATTATTACCAACGGGTGTGATTAGTGGTTCATCTCAAATTACATTAATATTACCAACAGGAGTAGTATCTGGTTCATCTCAAATTACATACACAAGTATCTCATCTATTCCAGGTGGTATAGTTTCGGGTTCATCACAAGTTGATATTACGGCAACAACTAACTATTCAACATTTAGTAGTTCTATAGCAAATGATATTACATCTTTAAACTCATATACTTCATCTTTAAGAGGGGCAATAACTGTATCTGGAACAGATGTTTCATTAGCGGGAAATTTAACAGTATTAGGAACTACAACTATTATAGATAGTACAACTCTTAATATTAAAGATAACATTATCCAATTAAATGGAGCAGGTTCAGCAAATGCAGGTTTAGTAGTTAGAGATGCAACTGGAACACTTACTTCTGGTTCATTACTATGGGATACAACAAACGATTATTGGAAAGCAGGACCATTGGATGCTGAATCCAAATTGCTAAGAGCAGGTGGAGATAATGTTGTATCATCTTCATCTCAAATTACATACGCAGATATTAGTTCTATACCTGCTAATATTGTTAGTGGTTCATCTCAAATTACTTTTAGTGGTATTAGTTCATTACCTACATTAGTTAGTGGTTCATCTCAAATTACATACGCAAGTATTAGTTCAATACCAGCGGGAATAGTTAGTAGTTCGACACAAACAATAGCACATTTACCTAACGGTACAGTTAGTGGTTCATCACAAATAACATATACAAGTATTTCATCTATTCCAGGTGGTATAGTTTCGGGTTCATCGCAAGTATTAGGCGGAACTGCAATTCATAGTGGTTCATCTGGTGATTATCAATTTAATTCATTGGGTATTGGAACTGCCGCATCAGCGTTAGCAGGTGAAATTAGAGCAACTAATGATATTACTGCATTTTACTCATCGGATATTAGATTAAAAGAAAATATCCAACCAATTCAAAACGCATTAGAAAAAGTTGAATCGATTAGTGGTAATACATATGATTGGAAAGAAGGATATGATGAAATACACTCTCACAAAGGAAATGATATTGGAGTAATTGCACAAGAAATTGAATCAATACTTCCACAAATCGTAACAAATAGAGATAACGGATACAAAGCAGTTCAATATGAAAAAATAGTTCCATTATTAATTGAAGCAATCAAAGAATTATCAGCAAAAATTAAACGATTAGAAAATAAATAGATATTTATATGGGTATGGGGTTTTCCTATACTTTAAACTAAAAAAAAGAGTAAACTAAAATGGGACTTAAATTTAGACGTGGGACGAACGCACAAAAATCTGGTTCGTTAGCATTCGGAGAGCCGTATGTAAATACAGACTTAGGAACATTACAAATTGGAGGAGCAACCGGTGATATTACACTAGGAGCTTCCGGAACAGGAAGTCAGGGTTCATTCGCTGGAATTTCGGGTTCATCATTGGATATTACGGGAAATGCGAAAATTGATGGTAATTTAACATTAGGTGGAGCTATCACAATTGGTGATGCAACTGCTGATACTGTAAATGTTGTAGCATCTTTGAGTTCATCTCTTATTCCACAAACAACAAACGCATTTGATTTAGGTTCTGCTGATAAAATTTGGAGAGACCTTTATATATCAACCGGTTCAATTAAATTTGTAGAAGGTACAAGTGTTGTAAAATCATTAAGTGCAGCAACATTAACCGCATTAGAAGCTGCAACGGGCTCATCAAATACATCTATAACAAATTTAAATTCATTTACAAGTTCAATCGATACAACGATTAAAACTAAAATTAATACGGATGGTGTAATATCGGGTTCTTCACAAATATTAGGTGGAAGTGGAATAGTAACTGGTTCATCACAAATTACATACGCAAATATATCTTCTATACCAGCAGGAATAGTAAGTGGTTCATCACAAGTAACAGGAATTGGAAACGCACAATTAACAAATAGTTCAATAACAATAGCAGGTACATCCACCGCATTGGGTAGTTCAGTTACCTCTGACCAAATTAGAAGTGCACTTGGAACACTATTTTCGGGTTCATCACAAGTAAATTACACATCAATAACTGGTATTCCAGGTGGTATAGTTTCGAGTTCACTACAAACGATTGCAAACTTACCAACGGGTGTAGTTTCAGGTTCTACACAAGTAACTCCATTATTACCAACCGGAACTGTATCAGGTTCTTCGCAAGTAACTATATCTTCTACAACTGGATATGGAACAATAATTAACCAAGCATTATTAACAACTTCGGCAGTAACACATGGTAACTTAACCATTAACGGAACTATTACTGCAACAGGTGATATTACGGCATTCTTTACTTCAGATAAGAGACATAAGAATAACATTCAAATTATTCCAAACGCATTAGATAAAGTATCTAAATTAAATGGTGTAACTTGGGAATGGAATGATGATGTAAATGAAGTAACAAAATCAACTCCAAAGACGGGTTTGATAGCACAAGAAGTTCAAGAAGTTTTACCAGAAGTAATTAAAACTAGAGAAGATGGTTTCTTAGCGTTAGATTATTCTAAAATGATGGGTTTATTGGTAGAAGCGATTAAAGAACAACAAAAGCAAATAGAAGAGTTAAAAGCACAAATAGGTTCTTAATAAATGTACGACGTTTACTATACCACCGCAGGAGGACCCTGGTTCAATAGTGGTGCAGATATGTGGGTAACACAATGGATAAAAGAAGTGGCTCCTGATTTAGAGGTAAAGCCACTTCTTCTTTTCCATAGACATAAACCTCAAAATTATGAGGATTTTGAAATCAATATTGACCATATTTGGGAAACATCTGAAGATGAAATTATAAAACATTTAGAAGGTGCAAGACGGATACATATTCTACATGGTCATTACACTCCAACCAGAGCTATTCATCAAAATTTGGAAAAGATTGATTCAATCGTTTTTCATAATTTAACAAAAGTGTCTTTAATGGCACAAATGGAAAAAGATGAATACTTACATTGGTATGGTAATTGGGAATATGAATCAGAAATGATTGATAAGATTAAAAATAAAGTTTGGGTAGGATTATATCATTTTCCATATAAAACAGAAAATTTATATCATATACCAAATTGTTACGAATTTACAGCAAATAAAGAAGTTTCGGAGTCATTAAAAATTGGATTTGCCGCAAGAGCGGAAGGTAGAAAGAATTTAGAGTTCATAGAGCCATTTGAAAATTACATTTCAACAAATTCAGAAACATTTAATAAATATTACCGAAAGAAGTATGGACATAAATTCGAAAAAAGTAAAATTTATAAGTTTGATTATAAATTTAAAGAAAGGTTCTACGGACTTGATTGGGGTGTATCTCACTCGTGTTTTGAAAATGAACCCTTCGGATATGGAATATTTGAAGCAGTTGATTGGGGTAAGATACCAATATTACATGAAAACTGGTGTATTCCCCTTGACTACAAATATAAAGCAAAAGATGCAGAAACTTTTAAGGAAACCTATGAGCAAATCTGTAAAGATAGTTATGAAGAAAGAAAAACAGAACATCACAAACTAAAAGATTGGATGAAAACACATTTTGGAAATAAAGATGTATGGAAAGAAAAACTTTTAGATATTTATAACGGAGAATAACACATACTAATATGCCAAAAACTAATTTATCTTTAGGAAATTTATACAGAGCAACTGTAGGTTCAGCAAGAACTTCACAAGAATCATCATTAAATGCAAGAAATGCTGCAGCTGGAACGCAAGTTTCATTTGGTTCATTTGCAATTGATTCAGTAACAGTAACTCCACCAACTTTTACATATATTGTAGAAAGTACTGCAGAAAACGCCACATTTACATTTGGAAGTGCAGGAGCTGCTCATGGTACAAGAGTTGGTAGTGTAGCTGCAAACTATACAGTATCATTTAATAATGCAAACTTTACGGTTGGTAGTGCAACATTAGGAGCAACTCCATCTTTTCCAGTAACACCTGCATCAATAGCAGTATCAACATATTCGGAAGCACAATCCGTTTTATCAATGACTTATAACGATGGTTTTAATACTGCGGCAACCAATTATAACTCTACTGTTACAAAAACATTATACGCAGTTGATGTTTATAACACAATTAACCAAACTGATTTCTGTTTATTATTTGATACTCCGGTAACAAAAGCAGATAATACTGTTGTAAATGTAGAAGATTTGGCAGTTGGTGATGTAATTAAAGCATGGGTGCCAGCAGGATTGCCAGATGAATCATTAGATGGTACAGATACAGAATCAACAGAATGGAGAATGTTTAATTCGGAGACCGCAGCAGGTGAATATCAAGATGTAACTGTATCTGATATTACATTTAATTTTGCAAGTGGATATTATAATATTAACAATGGTTTAATAAAAGCAACTGGAACTCACCCATTATATGTGTTTGATTTTGAAACACAAAAATATCACTTTAAAATAGTAGAAACTATATTACCAGGAGATTCAGTATTAACTTATGATGAAAATGGTGGTTTAGTTGAAGTTTTGGTATATGATGTTGCTAAAATAATAGAAGATGTTGAAATTGTAACACTTAATGTGGAGAATGCTGACGTTTATTTGGCAAATGGTACAATATCACACAACAAAGGAACAACCACACAACCATCTATTCCTGCATCTGGATTAAGAATGTATTTAGAGCCTGCTAAAACTGCATCATTTGCAGCAGGTTCTCTACCTGCAACCGGTACACCAACGGTGGATTTATTGGATATGAGTGGGTATGGTACGGGTGTTAGACCTGGAGCACAGGGCCCTCTATCAAGAGCAAGTTCAAACCCAGCATACAATAGTGGTGCAAGTAGAAAAGAAAGATATTATTCTTTTGATGGTGGTGATTTGTTCTATAAAGATACCGCATCAAATGTTAATGGTGGTATTTCTCAATTTAATACTAATACAGGTACTATTCACGTTTGGGTAAGACCTACAACAACATTGGGTACAACTACAAGACACATTTTTGACTATGCAGGTTTTTATGGTTTAGCAATTGAATCAACCGATAGTTCTACTTTAAATAGAGTTAAATTCTATGGTAGTACATTAGGAAATAGTGCACAATTAGCAACATCATTATCATCAAATGTTTGGTATATGATTTCAGCGGCATTCCAACCAAGTGGTACTTGTACAATATATGTAGATGGTGTATCAGTAGGAATACTTACCTCAGCAGCATTTACTGCACCATCATCTACAAACTATGTAACGATAGGTTCAAATAGTGCAAGAACATCATTTTGGAATGGACAAATCGGACCAGTATTGTTTTATAACACATTACAAACTTTAGCCTTAGTAGACCAGGTATATGATTATTTCTCTCCAAACTACAAATAATAAATTGTTGTTTTGAAAATAATTTTTATATTTATATTAAGATAATAAAATTTTTAAATTAGAATACAAAATGGCAGACAAAATAGTATCACCAGGTGTTTTTACAAAAGAAAACGACCTTTCATTTTTACAACAAGGTGTAGCTGATATTGGTGCAGCATTCATCGGACCTTTTAAAGAAGGACCATTAGTTCCAACAATCGTTAATTCTCAAACAGAATTCGAAACTTTGTTCGGAACAGTTGATGATACATACTACACACCTTTAGCAGTACAATCATATTTAAGAGAAGCAGGAACTGCTACAATTTGTAGAGTTGCGGGTATCGGCGGATATACTGAAACTGCTCCTTTATTATTAACAGTAACTTCGGGTTCAATATCGGCATCTGTTGGTATTTTATTTAATACGGCAAGTGGTTCAAACGCAGGTTTTGCAGGAACAACTGTAACAGTCGGTTCATCTGGTCAATTTTTAATTTCGGGTTCAAACGCAGGATTATTATCCGCATCTTTGGAAGCATCTGATACGGATGATATTGAATCTGTATTTGGATTATCTGCATTTGGAGCAAAAAAACCTTATGTTTATGGATTTTTTAAAAATCATAATGTTCCATTTGTATCAGCTACAAGTGCAAGTGTAACGGTATTAGCAGACCAAGCATATACATTTGATGCACAAGAAGCATTGACACCATTTATCCAATCACAATTGATTTCTGGAGAAAGAACAAATCTTTTCCGTTTTGAAACAATTGGTGCGGGAAATGCAGCAAATACTAAAGTTAAAATCGGTATTACAAACATTAAAGCAGCAGGTTCTGTAAATGGTACTGATTACGGTACATTCACAGTTGTTGTTAGAGATGGTTCTGATACAAACAAAAAGAAAGTAGTATTGGAAACTTATTCTAATGTAAACTTAGACCCTAACTCTCCTAACTACATCGCAAGAGTAATTGGTGATAGAAAAAGAACAATTGCATCAGATGGTAAAATAACTGAAAATGGTGATTGGGTTAATAACTCAAAATATATTAGAATTTCTGAATTAAACGAAAACTCACCAGTTCAAGCAGTTCCTTTTGGACATGGAGCTTATACATTACCAATCTCAGCATCAGCAGGAATTGGTTCATTAATTCCTTCAGTAACTTATGTTAGTTCTTCGGCAACTGTATATGGTGGTATTGATTTAGATGGTAATACTGATAACTCAATTTACTTAAAGCCAATTCCTAACGGAGCAGGTGTAGGTGCTAACGTAGCATTTGGAGTAGATGCGGCAAACGGAGGAGCATTATCTGTTGGTAATTCAGCAGCACAATTCTTAGTAGCATTCCAAGAAGGTTTTGATGGTATGAGCCCCGCAACACCTATCTACAAAGGAGATAGTATTATAGCAGGAAACTCACAAGGATTTAATCTTTCTACATCATTATCATCTGGCTCTATTGCTTACGGAAAGCACGTATCGGCATTATCTAACCAAGATGAATACGATGTTAATATGATTGTAACTCCTGGTGTTATTAGAAGATTGCACACCGCGGTAACAACTGATATTTTAGATATGGTTGAAGAAAGAAGTGATTGTTTCTACATAATGGACACAACAACATATTCGGATTCAATAACAAACGCAGTAGGACAAGCAAATGATGTTGATTCTAACTACGCAGCATCTTACTACCCTTGGATTAAAACTATTGATGTTAATACTAATAAGTTAATTGCAGTACCACCATCAGTATTATTACCTGGTGTATTTGCATCTAACGATAGAGTAGCAGCAGAATGGTTCGCACCAGCGGGTTTAAATAGAGGTGGATTGATTGGAGCAGTAGCAGTTCAAAATCGTTTAACTCAATCGGAAAAAGATACATTATATGAAGGAAAGGTAAATCCAATCGTTCAGTTCCCAGGACAAGGTATCGTAGTATTCGGACAAAAAACATTACAAGATAAACCATCTGCATTGGATAGAATCAATGTAAGAAGATTATTATTAACTGTTAGAAAATACATCGCATCTACTTCAAGATATTTAGTATTCGAACAAAATACTTCTGAAACTAGAAACAGATTCTTAAACATCGTAAACCCTTACTTAGAAGCAATTCAACAAAGACAAGGACTTTATGCATTTAGAGTTGTGATGGATGATTCAAACAACACACCAGATGTAATTGATAGAAACATTATGAAAGGAGCTATCTACTTACAACCAACTAAGACAGCTGAATTCATTCAAATTGATTTCAACATCTTACCAACTGGAGCGGCGTTTAACGGATAATTTTAAAAAACCATATTTATTAGAGAATAACATTTAAATAAAAAGAAAATGCCAGAAATATTAGAATTTGACAAGATATTTTATAAGAATTTTGAACCAAAGCTTGGTAACAGATTCATTATGGAAATCAATGGTATAGAATCATACATCATCAAAACTGCAAGTAGACCAACATTTACTTCAGAAATAGTTGAATTAGACCATATCAACGTAAAGCGTAAGATAAAGGGAAAATCTAACTGGGATGATATGAATATCACACTTTATGACCCAATCGTTCCATCAGGAGCACAACAAGTTATGGAGTGGATTAGAACATCACACGAATCATTAACGGGTAGAGATGGATACGCAGCATTCTATAAGAAGGATATTACTTTCTATTTGTTAGGACCAGTTGGTGATAAGGTTGAGCAATGGACAATCAAAGGAGCATTCATTACATCAGCAAACTTTGGTGAATTGGATTGGGCTTCAAACGACCCTGTATCAATTGAATTAACTTTAACATTTGATTACGCAGTATTAGAGTACTAAAATTAAATAAAGTAATTGAAATATGAGGGGAGCAGAAATGTTCCCCTTTATTTTTTTAAAAATGTGATATATATTAATAAACACATTAAGTTATATTATGGAAGAACAATTAGAACAACAAGTTACGAGAGGTTTAGGGACACCCCAAGCTCCAACTCAAAAAAACTTCCCATTTGCAACGGAAGTTATTTCATTACCATCAAAAGGTTTAACATACCCAGAGAGTTCACCTTTAGCAAAAGGAGAGATTACTCTTAAATTGATGACTGCAAAAGAAGAAGATATTTTAACTTCTACCAATTTAATCCGTAAAGGAATACATTTGGATAGATTATTAGAATCAATTGTAGTAGAACCTGGTGTTAATATCAATGACCTTTTAATTGGTGATAAAAACGCAATTTTGATTATTACAAGAATGTTAGCGTTTGGTCCTGAATACGATGTTACGGTAAATGATTCGGTATCAGAGGAAGATGTAACTGTAAAAATAGATTTATCTAAATTAAAAACAAAAGAAATCGATTATACTTTATTAAATAGAAATAACGAATACGAATTTACTTTACCAAAATCAAAAACTCCAATTAAATTTAAATTACTTACTCATGGTGATGAACTTGCAATTCAAAAAGATGTTGAAGCAAGTGAAAAAGTTTTAAAACAAGGAAACGAAATCACTACGAGATTCAGAAGAATCATTACGGAAGTAGATGGTAATAGAGATTTAGGATATATTAGTAACTTTGTTTCGAATCGATTATTAGCAATGGACTCTAAAGCATTGAGAAAACATATTTTATCATTCACTCCCGATTTAGATTTAGTTACCGAATACGAAAATTCAGCAGGTGAGACGGAGGCTCTCCGTATCCCGTTTGGGATAGACTTTTTTTACCCTTCCGAGTAACTATTCCGTATTATTGCATGAAACTATTTTTCAAATGGTTTATTATGCAAATGGTGGGTTTAATTGGCATGATTTATATTTCATGTCAACTAAACTCCGTCAGTTCTATTGGAAAGAATTATTAAAAGTAAAAGAGGAAGAAAGAGAGAATATTGAAAAATCTAAACCATCTAATACAAATAATTCATCTAAAACTAAAAGAAGATGATATTTATATGAGTAATATAAATTAAAAATACGATTATGTCCAAAAGAGTATTATCAGAAGGAGTTTTAGATAAATTTTTCAATTTATTTTTAAAAGCAAAATCACAAAATAAAGAATCTGGATGGTTATCTCGTTTAAGAGATAAAGACCCGGAACTGGCAGATATATGGTCTGGATGGGATAACGATATGAATAAAGTTTTAGCTTCAGCTAAAGCTATGGCAAAAAACAGAAATCTTGATACAACAGAGATTGATGCGGTAATTAAAAAATATAGTTAATATATAATAAATGGCTGCTCCAAAAAAACCCAAATTAGCAACTAAAAATTCAGTTAAAGCACAAAAAGACCAGGCAACCGCTGGTTTAGAAAGTGCTTTTGCCAAAACAACTGTAGGATTAGAAGAAAATGATAGATTATATGAGCAAGCTCAAAAAAAATTAAAAGGTCAATTAGCTATACAAGAACTTATAAATAATGGTTTAAAAGAAGCAAAAGGTTTAACAGAAGAACAAGTAACTGCTACTGGAAAACTTTCCAAAATGTGGGGAGATTTTCAAAGTTTAGCTGCACAATACCATCAAGATGTTAAAGATGGTGTAATGACCCAAGAGCAAGCTAATAAAAAACTAAAAGAAATGCGTGTTGGATTTGATAGGATGTTAAAATCATCTCAACTCAACACTAAAGAAACCGAAGATTTATTGCAAGTATTTAAAGATATGGGTTCAGAAATGAAATCCGTTGAAAAGGCATATGATAAAACTGCTAAAAAAGCAGGATTATTAAATGCAGCAATAGACCATGTAGGTTCATCGGGTGTTCCATTAATGCAAGAATTTGGAGGTGTTCTTAAAAATGTAGTTGAAAAAAATGCCGAAGGTGCAAGATTAGCAATGACTGCTTTAGGAGCAGCTGCGGGCGCATTATCAATGAAATATTTTGGTGCGGAAACGGAAGCAGGTACTAAAGCATTAAACGATGCAAAACAAAATCTAATCGATGGTCAAAGAGAAGTTTTAAAACTTGCTAATAAACGTGGGTTTATAACCCAAAGAGCAGATTTAGAAACAAAGCAAAATAATATAAATACTTATGGTGAACTTAATAAACTTGAACAGAAAAAGGGATTCATAGGTAAACAAATAGGTTTAGAAGTAAATCAAAATAGTATAGATACTGCCAATGAGGTAAATCGATTAACTATTGAAGCTGCACATTCATCTCAAAGAGCAGCAATACAATTTTCAGCACAATTACAAACGGGTGCAGCCGAATTCAAAGCAGCTGCTAAAACTGCACTTTATGGTAAAGGTATAGGTTCAATTGGGTATGGTGCAGCACAAATGCAATTAGCAGGTGTTGGTGCAGAAAATGTAGCCGCTTCTTTAACAACTGCAACAAAAGCATTGGGTACTAAAGTAACTTCCGATGTAGCAGCTGATATGGCGGTATTAGAAAAAAGAACGGGACAATCTTCTGAAAATATATCAGGTATGATGTCGTTCTTTAAAAGAATGGGCAAACTTACAAATGAAAGTGCATTAAATATGACGGAGGGTATGCGAGCAATGGCAGATTCTGCGGGTATAGATTTGGGTGGATATATGGAAGAGGTTGCACAAGCATCCAAAGAAGCATTAGGATACCAAATCAAATCAGGTCCTGCATTACAAAAGCAAGTTGCATATGCACAACAATTAGGAGTTTCATTTGGCGATATAGCGAAAGCAGGTAAGAGTATGGTTTTGAACTACAAAGATAGTATCAAAAAAGAAATGGAGTTATCTGCAATGTTAGGTAAAAATGTAAACCTTTCAGAAGCAAGAGCACTATTTGCACAAGGTAAAACCGATGATGCATTAAAATCCATAAAAGCACAAGGGTTAGACCCAACAAAGATGAATATGTTTCAACAAGAAGCATTATCACAAGCTTTGGGTGGAATGGATTTGGATTCAATACAAAAAATTGCAACTGGTAGTGCTAAAGATGTAAGTGCACAAACTGGAAATGTAAAAGGTGGTAATAAAGAATTTTTAAAAACAACACAATCTGCACAATCTACATTAGCATCACAAACGGCATCTATACAAGCACAGACTGCAATTGTAGATGCTAAATTATCAGGTCAAATAACAAAAGCATATTTGGAATCTGATGGATATAAACAATATCAAAAGAATTTATTACAACAACAAAAAGACCAAGCATTATTAGAAAATGAAATAACAAATTCATATTTAAAATCCCCTGCGTATCAAAAATACCAATCGTTTTTACTCGGCCAACAAATGGCAGAATCAAAATTAAATACGTTAGAAGAAAATACATTTATTACAAGTTCAGGTGCAATTAAAAATGCAGCGGATGCAGCTAAATTGGGTATTGAACGAATGTTTGATGAAAATTGGAGAACTGGATTAGCAGCTATTGCCGGTGGAATTGGGGGTAATATTGTAGGAAAGGGTATTGAAAAATTAATGGGTGGAGTTCAGAAAGTATTTGTAGTAAATCAGGATGGTGATAGTAGTGTTACAGATATGTTGGATAGTGATGGACCTGATTCTAAAAATAAAAAACCAAGAAAAACAAGAGGACCAAAAGGACCTCGTGGACCTAGACCTGGAGGAAGCAAAATGTCAAAAATATTTAATTCCGCTAAAAGTTTATTACCAAAGATTACTAATTCTTTAAAACCTGCCAATTTATTAAAAGGTGGCGCGAAATTACTTAAAGGTGGATTACCTGGTATTATTGGTGGTTTGGCGTTGAATGCTTTTGGAGAAGACCAAGCCGCAAAAGGAAACAAAAAAACGGCAGCAGGTGCTGATATTGCAAGTTCTGCATTATCTGGTGCAGGTTATGGTGCAATGATAGGTTCAATTATTCCAGGTGTTGGTAATGTTGTTGGTGGTGCAGTTGGTGGTGTATTAGGTGGTGCATATGGGTTATATCAAAACTGGGGTACAATGACTGCCCCATCTGCCCCCGCAGCTAAAGCACCATCTACGGCTAAAACACCTGCCAAAGCAGGAACAACTACTGTTGTTGGAGCACCTGGAGCACAGGGTGGTGGAGTATCAGTACCGGCAGGGATGTTATCTGCGGCAGAATATCAAGTAAAATTACAAATAAAAATGGTTCAACTAATGGGTGTAAGTGCTGCATTATTAGAAGCTATCTTATTGGAAACTGATTCTAAACCTGTTCTTAGTGTTAATGGAATTAAATTAAACCAACAATTAATGGCATCGAGTTTAAAAACAATGGCAGTTAATAGAAGAGATGGTGGAACTCCGAGAATGTAATAAATTTAAATAACTCATATTTATAGTAAATCAATACACTATAAATGCCAACAATATTAGAACTTTTTGATTCTGGAAAAAAAGAACTATACAATAAAGAACTTATTCGTATAGATAGTAGAGGGTTAGTTAATCCACCAAGAGCAGCAGCATTACTAGCATCTTCTCCCAATACTGTTGCAGATTTAGTAGGTGGGCAAATAGCGGGAGCTATTGGTGGAGTTGCAAACAGACCATCGGATACTATATTTAAAGGAGATACCCCATTAAGTAAACCAATTACATTAACTGCATTCACAGAAGCAGGTTTAAAAGATGTAGTAGAAAAGGGTACTGATTATACTATAAAACAAAGTCCTACACCCAATTCAGTTCTTAATTCACTATCACAAGGTGGCTCATCTCCAATAGGTCTTGCAACTAATTTGGCAATTCAAGGATTAAATAAATTTGGAAGTAAAGATGGTTTAACAAAATTGAGTGATTCTTTAAAAAATAAATCTAATGAAAATGCTTACACAAATAAAAAACCATTTTCAACACATTTAAGAGGAACACAGAGAACATCCGTTGAAAATAGAACTTGGAGTATGTCAAATGAAGATTTGAATGATATTCAATATTTTGAAAAAGATTTAGCACTACAAGACTGGATAAAAGAAAATCGTTTTCAAAATCAAGTTCCAATAACATTTCAAAAATATGGTAGTAATACAATAGTTCCATTTGTAGGAGCAATATCCGGAATAAATGAAGATATACAACCAGAATGGAGTAATTTTAGATATGTTGGAAATCCATTTAAAACGTATAGGTATCAAGGAGTTGAACGTTCTGTAAAGTTCAATTTAAAATTATACTATATGGATATTTCTTCAAAACAATCAATGATTAAAAAAATAGAATATTTAAAATCATTAACATTTCCTGATAGTAAAATTTCAGTAATGACATATGCCGGTTCTCAAACATCACAATATGCGTTTTCACCAAATTTAATAACATTTTCAATTGGTGATTTATATAAAGATATGTTTGGATATATGGAAAGTTTATCATTTGCTATAGATGATAACGTTGTTTGGTCTAATTTTAATCCAAAAAATGAATCAGATGGTGATAATTCTTTATACCCATCTGTAATGGATGTTTCTATTGGAATAAAAATAATAGAAAATCATAAAATAGAAGATAACGAATTTAAATATAATTTTAATGGTACTAGAGTATTTGATAAAAAATCAATTAAAGCACCAGATACATCATCTCCTGAGGAATTACAAGCATTATCAGATACGGGAGAAATAACATATAAACAAATACAAATAGGCGTTGAACCAATAGATGAAACCCAAATGAGTTCAGAGGAAATAGCAGCTTATTATGGACATGGGATACTATGAAATTAAGTAAATAGATAAAAATGGCTAGTAGATACCAATATACAACCGAATTAACAACTGATAATACTAAAAGAAAGTATTTAAGTTCTGTTATATATCCAAAAATAAAAGCAACTGATAACGATATGTATGTAATATCGGAAGCAAGTGATAGATTGGATATATTGGCAAGTAAATACTATGGAGATAAGTCATATTGGTGGGTTATTTCAATTGCAAATAATTTAAACGATGCTTCGTTTCATATAGAACCAGGTCTTCAATTAAGAATACCATCAGATTTACCAACTATTTTAAGAGATTTTGACAAGATAAATAAATAAGTTATGCCCGCAATTCCATATATCCAACCCATAAAAAAGTGGATTACAAACGAATTAGAATTAAGAGCTAGTAACCCTGGTAGATTAATTAAAACACAACCATTTGTTATATTAACATCCCCCGCCGTTGTAACAACTACCGAACATAGTGTAGATATGATTGTAGATGAAAAATATAATGCAAAATATCATGGGTGTGTTTTATCAAATACAACGGATATTGGTAAATTATATCAAACCGGTAATACCATTGTAGGATATGATTTAGATGGAAAAGCAATTGAAGTAATCGGTGAATCAAACAGAAAATTATCAGTACCTTTAATTATTGATTTGCAAATTGAAGATGGTGGTGAAAACGCAGTATTAAAAACGGCAAAATTAAACATAAAAGTATTTTCACTAAAACAATTGGAAATGTTTGAAATGTTTTTTTTAAGACCAGGTATGCAATTGTTATTAGAATATGGAAATAATTCAGATTTAACTACCAATACTAATGAAATTCAAAATAATTTATTTCCAAAAAATAAATGGAAATCTTTTGTAGAAGAATTTACAAATGTGTATTCTCCATTGGAGGAAAAATGGGCAGCTAATAAAAAAACATATTTAAAAAAATTAGAAGATACAAAGGGTAATTATGACGTTTGGACGGGTAAAGTTTTAACTTATTCATTTTCGGTTGATGCAGATGGAACATATAATGTAAGTTTAGAAATATCAGCAGGAAACGAATTAGCATCTCAATTACTTAGTCAATCTTCAAAATCAGAAGGTAAAAAAAGTGCAAAAGTAGTAAAAGGTGATGTAAAATCATATATTACAAAAATTGCAGAAGATATAGATACCAACTTATTGACAACTTTTAAAGATACAAAAAAATGGGAAAAGGAATTTTTTAATTGGGGTATAGAAGAGAAAAAAGCAGAAGATAACACAATATCAAAAACTCCTTACATTTCGTTTAGATTAATATTAGAAATTATAAATTCGTTACATCTTTCACCTAATATAGTATGTGGTACGGTTGGTGATAATAAAGTGTTACCAGTATCTGCCACAAAATTTATGATGTCATCTAACGAAAATGTTATTTTTCCCGGAACATTACCTGATATAAATGTAGATATTGATGGAAACATTAAAGTTGGGCATATAAAAGTTACTGACCCTAAAACAAAAAAACAAACATTCAAAGTTTCCGATGGAAAAAAATCTTTAATAAACGGTTATTCATTTATTTTGGATGATAGTGGTGCGAAAATTACTAATTTTAAATTACCAACAGACCCAACTAACATAGAATTACCTGCTTATACTGGTAATTTATTAAATGTATTTATAAATTATGAAAGATTTGCAGATTTAAAAAAGAATTCAATTAAAAATTCAGATTTATTATACGAACTTTTAACTTTAATTCAAATGAGTATGTATGGGTATTCCTATCTTGAATTATCAACTCCAGATAGTAGTTCAAATTCAAATCAAGGATTAACAATTATTGATAGAAAATTACCAAGAGTATTTACTCCAACACCAAACTCTCCTACATATAGATTTAAAATTGGACCAACAAATTCAATTGTACAAACATTTTCATTTGATTTTCAAATGAGTGATATGATGGCAGGACAAACTTTGTATGCATCTCAATTAGAAATTTCAGAAGCAACGGAGGATAGTGGTACTCAACAATCTGAAAATTTAAGATATAAGCAAAATTTAGCTGAAAATGCAGATATGAAAACTCTTAAAAATGCAGATGGTTTTCATTCTATAAATCCGATTGAAGTTAAAATACAAAAAGAACTTTATAGGAAAAAACAGGAAGATGCTGCAAAAGATGCAAAAGATGCCAAAAAACCATCGGATAAAGAATTGAATGAAGCTAAAGTAGCAAAAGAAAAAGCAAAAACGGAAAAAGTAAAACAAGCTAATGAATCTTTAGATAAAACCTTTGTTAGATTTAAAATTGGTAATGACAAACATAATTTAATCTATACAGATGAATCTTTATTAAAATATTATTTGGTAAAAACACCGGCACCAGATACAGTTTTAGTTTCTGGTATAACTGTTACTATTGCAATTGATGGTATATCAGGACTTGCTACTGCGGACTATTTTCTTATAGATGGGGTTCCAGAAGTATATAATCAAAACGGATGTTTTCAAATTACATCAATACAACAAGGAATTAACGCAGAAGGTTGGCTAACTACAATTACTGCCGATTGGTTAAGAAAACAAATATAATAATGTACACAGATTTAATTAAAGATAGAGAACTACCATCATTGTTTATACCACAGACGATTGTACCATCGCCAACGGAAACCGATTATGCTAAAGGTTTTGTAGAAAGATTTTTTACTCAAAAAGCAAACGATATAAATGGATTCGTATATGAGATAGATGAAAAAACTTATATACAATTATTAAAAAACCCATATTGGTTATCTGAAAGTATTTATTGGAGAATAGCAGGACCATTAGATATGGTATATAATGATAATGGTATGGTTATGGATAAAGGTATATTTAATGCAAATACTGCATCTATACGATTGGGTGCAGAAAAGATAAAAAATTTAGGATTATATTTACCTAATATTTTACAATTTCATAAATAAATTTTGAAATGTGAATTATTTTTTGTATCTTTGTAGATATGAATATAATTGAAACAGATAAAGATTTACACTTACTAAATCCAGAGGAGATTTTACTGATAGTTCCTGTATGGAGTTCTCAAAGGGGACATCAATCAATGTTTCCAATTTCATTTGTATATATAAAAACCAAAGATACGGATTTTATTTTAAATTTCCAACACATCGATGCAGATTCCGTTACACCATTCCCAATATCTAAACTCTGCAATCCAAACACATTAGTATTAGGAAACCGATATATCCAATCAAACGGACTTGATTATGAGTGGGTATATTTTGAATCAGTAGGTAAACCTTTTGTATTTAATGATTTTGTAGAAACTCTTTTTAAGGGGTATAGAAATGATTATCTTTTCAACAACGACTGTATTCCTCTTATGAAGTGGTACGAACTCTTAAAATCAATACCTGAAGGTTTTGAGATAAAGGATTGGTATCGTAAGTATTCGGATTCAATCTCTCTATTAGGAAAAGTGGAAGGGGCGGGGGTTCAAGTCGAAGTGGAAAATTTTATTGATAGATTTAGCTTCGATTATAGATACATCAATGAGGGTAGGGTACACACACAATACAATCCATATACCATTACGGGTAGACCATCCAATAGACACTTAAACGTAAATTACTCTGCTCTTCCTAAAGGCGATGGGAGTAGGGGAACTATCATAAGTAGATTTGAGGAAGGAACTTTAATTGGATTTGATTATGAATCGTATCACATCCGTTTAATCGCGGGGTTGATAGGGTATAAGTTTCCTACGGGTATATCTGCTCACCAATACCTTGCAAACCATTATGGGTGTGATTACGATACTGCAAAAGGATTAACCTTTAAGTATTTGTATGGAGGTTTAGACGACTTTGCAAGAGGGATACCGTTCTTTCAAAAAGTAGATTCATACATTGAAAGTTTGTATCAACGGTATGTAATTTCGGGTAAATTAACGACACCTTTATTTAAAAGGGAAATTAATCATAATCGAATCGAATTACCGAATCAACAAAAAATATTTAACTATCTTCTACAAGCATTAGAAACTGAAATAAACTATATGAAGATGGTAGAGATGTTGGAGTTTATGGATGGGATGAAATCAAAAATAATCTTATACACATATGATGCGTTCTTAATCGACACCCACCCATCCGAAAGGGAACAAATTTTGAACCTCCTACCGACCATTATGGAAAAAGGTGGATTCCCTGTCAAAGCAGATGAAGGAACGAATTATGATAATTTGGTTCATTTACAATAAAGTTTTATATTTATACAATATACACAAACACAAACATATGAAATTAGTAAACTTAATTCCTTTAAGGGAAATGGATTTTAGAAATCAGGCAGCATTTGATTCATATCAAAAACAACATACGTTAAGACCTGATACAAAGATAACAATTGCAGGTAAAACTACAACTGCTGGTCAAGCTGCTCAAAGTTCTGAACCTGTAAAAGGAACATCGGTATTTGGTGGAAATAGTAGTTCAAAAAAAACAAAAACTGATAAATCCGATATGGGTGTAGATTCAGTTGTGTATAACAAGAGAACAAAAACAGTTGGTATCGTAAGAATGGGAGATGAAAGAGGTGAAACTAAAACTGATGCTGATGGTAATGTAAATACATCCGAATTAGAACCGTATAACCCAATGAAGTATTCACATCAAAAGAATGCAAAAGTTGCACCATCTACACAAAAAGAAGTGGATAAGAGAGGTTTATGGAATCCATTTAGATAAATTAAATTATGTATCCAAATTTTGACGAGATATTAGAGGAGTTAAGTTATAAGGTAGGGATTGTTGATTTAACAAACGAATCCCACAAACAAATATTGGTAAAACTTTTAAGAGAAAGAGGTATAGATTCTGCACAACAACTTACAGATAGAGCATCTGTTGTGTTTGAGTATATTAAAGAAGCAACCAAACCAGATAGAGCACTTGCGGCAAGGTCTAAGGAGAGTGGGAAGTTGATTTACTTTGGAAGTAAAGAAGCAAAAGCAGATGCATTAAAAGCAGGAACTCACACAGACCCGGCTCAACCTGCAAAACAATCAGAACCTAAACAATCTCAAAAGTTAAGTGGTAGTGATTTCCAATCATCAGCTGAAAAAGGTACAGAACCAACACCTGAACCTGTAGCATCTCAACCAGAAACACCTAAACAAAAAAAATTAAACCAAGACCAAGAAACAACTAGACAATCGTTAAATAATGGTGATGATTCTGAAATTATTAAATCATCGGATGAAACAAATGATTTAAGAGATAACGGAATAGCGGGTCCAGGTGGTGCAGTTGCATCTTGGGGGGAATCAACATTGACACGTGGTGCAAATAAATTTAAAGAAAATGGATTTTCCAATTTTAAAGAAGAAAATGCAGAAGCAATTGAAGTTGAAAAACAAAATATTCTTGCAAAAGCAAAAGATAATAAAAGAAAAATTGGTGAAGTTTCTAAACAATTAGGAGTTTCTCCGGAAGAAGCAGTTGATTATCTTGCACAAAGAAAAGTATGGGGTGATTTACAATTAAAAAGATTAGAAGCTAACCCTGAATCTTTGTGGTTTAAAGGTGGTAATAAAGGACTTAGAAAAGACCCAAAAACATTTAGAGATTGGGCAGATGCTAGTTTTGATGGAGCACACGCCACTTTGCATGCAATTAGAAACAATAGTAATATAGATGAATCAAAACCATTTCATGTAATTCAATCAAATCCGGCAATAGGTGGACATGATGAGGCAATCCGTGCACATTTACAAGATAAATACGAAGAAGCAAAAAAATCTGGGAATGCAGATGATATTAAACATTACGAAAAAGAAATCAAAGCATTTGATAAATTAGGATTTCACGATACTATGGTAATTGGTAAAGATAAAAATGATAGAACTACCATATTACATATTACAAATAAAAAGGCAAATGAATTAAATGATATGTGGGCAAACACTACTCCTGAATATATGTTGGGTAGTATCATAAAACAGTTTGGTCCAGAAGTATCCGAAGCAGTAGTAACTTTTGCAAAAGATGGAATTGAAAGATGTAAAGATGGTAAACAGGCAACCAACAGAGCATTTGCATCTATGAAGATTGATGAAAATTTTGTTAAACTCAGTGAAACTGAAGAAATGAAACCATATACGGATGCTTTAAGACAACATGTAGGGTTTAATAAATTTGCACAAGAAAACGGTATAGATTTACAAAAAGTATCAACCGCAGAACTTCTTTCGGCAACTCAACAATATATGAAATCGGAAGAAGCAAAAGGTAAAACTGTTGGTTATAAACCATTTGGTAAAGTTCTTACAAAAGTTGGTGAGTTTGCTCAGGTTACAAAAATGAAACAAAAATATCCTGATATAGACTTAAATTCAGAATCGGTATCATTGGCAGTTAAGAACAAAAACGATGAAAAAGATTTAGTTGCAGCGGTTCATAGTGATATGGTAAATCAAATTGGCCAAGCAGATAAAGAAAGAGGATTCCCAGATAAAGATGGAAATAATGGTCCTCACACCGAAGCATATATTGCAACCGTAGTTCATTCAATGCACTTTGATTTAATGGTTGAAAATTATGATGGTAATTTAGCAGCAGTAACTGGTATTAGAGATAGTGTTCCTGGTGATTTTAGAGGGTGTTTAGCAGAATTAAGTGGATTTAAAGGAGATATTGAATCGGAAGAAGGAAGAGCTCAATTAAATAAACACTTATTAAAGCAATGTAAAATCAACGCAACTACTGGATTTATTGAAATTACGAGTCCAAACGGAACGGTTTCATTGGCAGAAGATAGTTGGAGAACATCTGGTGAAAGTAAAAAAGTTGAAAAAAAATTGGGTAAAGGTTTAAGAGAATGCGTTGCTTCAAAAGTAGATAGTAGAAAAAGTAGTAAATAAAATCGTTTTTAGTTTGTAATTTTATATTTATCCTTAAAGTTAATAAACTAATAATAGATGAATACACAGTTATTATGTCTTTTTACCACAAAAGAAGAACTAGATAAATCATTAGAATTCGTTCTAAACCAATATATACTTACAAATCCAAACGTTTTTGTATTAGAGAGTAAAACAAATTTGGGAGAACTTTATATTACATTTAATGTAGAAAAGGGTTCTTTGGCTATTCCATCTGTGTGGAAAACAATTTTAGTTCATAGAAAAAAACAATCCAATACAATCTACACTATCAACGCACTTAACGAAGTGGTTAAATCGAAAACAGGTGGTATGTTAGATAATACTTATCAGTTAGAGTGGGATGAATACAAAAACTGTATTATCACAACATCTCCAAACGGATACAAAAAAATTCCTACAAAAGTTTTTAAAGCAATTAATATAGATAATTTGGAAAAGTAAAATATTTTCCGTATATTTGTATTAATGAAAGCAGAAAAATTCGTCCCATTACAGATTTCGGAAGATAATCCAAACGAACTATTTGAAAAACATCAAATTGAAATTGCCAAAGCAATAATTCATGCAATAAATTATGCCGTAATAAACAAAAGAAAAAAGATAGATTTTGCAGAAATAATTGTAAAAGGAATTCTTGTTATAGCATTATCAATTAGAAGTAATGAATTTGATGGTTTGTTGGATGATAATATAAAAATTTTGGAAGAAAACGAAGAATACGAATTGTGCGCATTAGCAATAAAACTTAAAAACAAAATAAATAAAAAAGATGAAACAGTTACTAAAAAAGATTGAATTGTGGTTAGACATCCACATTGTGTATTTTCTGTATAACGGAAACAAAACACAGAGGTATTATACTATGTTAGAAAAAAAATGGGGTATTAAAAAATAAGTTATGACAGAAACCAAACTAGAACAATCGGCAATTGAATATTGCGAAGAAGTGTATCCACAAACTTGTGAGGAATTCAAAGTTATTTTAAACGAGATGTATGATACATTTTGTAAAAAACAAAGAAACTACGGACCTGGTAACATTTCAGTAGGAACACCATTACAAACCAAAGAAGATATTAAACTATCTTTGACTGGATTGTGGTTCAGACAAAATGATAAAATCAACAGATTAAAACAATTGGTAGTTATGGGTCAACCAGATGAAGTTGGAGAATCAGTTGAAGATACTTACCAAGACCTATCTATATATTCCGTAATTGCTCAATTAGTGAGTAGAGGAAAATGGGCAAAATAAAGGTTTTTTATTGGGCAAAATAAAGCTTGGAAAAGTAAAAAAAATGTTGTATCTTTATACAACAAAATGTAAAAAGGTTATATTTAGATATAGGTAATCGCGATATAACCTTAAAATTTAAAACAATTTATTAACACTTAAAATTTAAAAAAGCAATGGACATTTCATTAGCATTAAAGAGATTTAGCTCTCTTCAAACAAACACAAAGAAGTCGGATTCAATTTGGAAACCGGCAAACGGAAAATCTCAAATCCGTTTAGTACCTTACAAATTTAATAAGGACAATCCTTTTATTGAATTGTATTTTCACTACAATATTAACAACAAAACTTATCTATCTCCAATTTCATTTGGTAGACCTGACCCAATCGTAGAGTTTGCAGAAAAACTTAAACGTACAGGTGATACAGACGATTGGAAAGCAGGTAAGAAGATGGAGCCAAAATTAAGAACATTCGCACCTGTAATCGTAAGAGGTAAGGAAAGTGAAGGAGTTAAGTTTTGGGGATTTGGTAAAACTGTTTATCAGGACATCTTAGGATACATTGCAGACCCTGATTACGGTGATATTACAGACCCACACACAGGACGTGATATTGTATTAGAAGTAGTATCTGCTGAGGAATCAAATGCAGCATACCCAACAACTACAATCAGAGTTAAACCTGCGGTATCTAAAATCTTACCAGAAGCAGAAGCAGTAACTGAATTATTGAACGCACAAAAAGATATTACGGAATTGTATTCTGAATTATCTTACGCAGAATTAAAATCAGTATTAGAAAATTGGTTAAACCCAACTGCAGGAGCTAACGGTGATAGTGATGAGGTTGTTGCTGAATTAGAAGCACCAAAGCCAAAACCATCGGTATCACATGATTTGGGTGGTGGAGTAGAATCAAAACCAGTAGTAGATACACTACCTTGGGATGATGAACTTCCTATCACACCTGCACCAAAAGCATCGGTAACAACAAAAGATGATGTTACTTCGGCATTTGACGATTTATTTAACAACTAAAATTAGTTACAAATGGCAAAAAGAGAAGATGATTTAGCAAGTTTACTTGCCGATTCTCTAAACAAACAAAATAAGGATGGGAAGATTGCCTATTTCTTAGACGATGATAGTTCGGATGCACCGACAAACGTCAAAGATTGGTTATCAACGGGAAATGCAATGTTAGATGTTGCAATCTCAAACAGACCTTATGGTGGATTGCCAGTTGGTAGAATAACAGAAATAACGGGTTTAGAGCAGAGTGGAAAATCTCTGCTCTCTGCCCATTTATTAGCTGAAGCACAACGTAAAGGTGGTGTTGCAGTTCTGATTGATACCGAAACCGCAGTTAGTAGAGAATTTTTAGAAGCAATTGGAGTGGATATTTCCAAACTCCTTTATGTTTCAGTAGATACCGTTGAGGGTATTTTTGAAGCTTGTGAAACAATTATTGAGCAAGTTCGTAAGGGTGATAAGGATAGATTAGTTACAATCGTAGTAGATTCAGTAGCAGCAGCATCTTCAAAGAAAGAGATGGAAGCTGATTATGATAAAGACGGTTACGCAACTGATAAGGCAATCATCATTTCAAAAGCAATGAGAAAGATTACCAATATGATTGGTAGACAATCTATTGCATTAGTATTCACAAACCAATTAAGACAGAAAATGAACGCAATGTTTGGAGACCCGTGGACAACATCGGGTGGAAAAGCACTTGCATTCCACGCATCTGTTAGATTGAGATTGAAGAATATGGGACAATTGAAAGCAGGAGATAGAATCGTAGGTATTAAGGTTCGTTGTCAGGTTATCAAAAACAGAATGGGACCTCCTTTGAGACACGCAGATTTTGATATTTTCTTTGATAGAGGTATTGATAACTATGGTGGGTGGATTTCAGTTATGAAAGACCAAAAATTAGTAAAACAAGCCGGTGCTTGGTACACATATACTGATATTGAATCAGGAGAGGAAATCAAATTCCAATCAAAAGACTTTGTATCTATTTTACAGGATGAGTCTTTAAAAGACCAAATCTATCGTAGAATCTGCGAAGCAACTATTTTACAATATAAAACATCAGCATCAGAGGAAGTTGAAATAACAACGGATGAAGGCAATGAGTCAGATTAACAAAAGGTATTTAGATATACTAAAACAAATAGATAAAGAACATAATGAATTTGGTGATTTACATCGTAACTCCAAAACATTAATTATTGATGGTCTTAATACCTTCATTCGTTCTTGGTCAACTGCTCCAAATCTTAACGATAATGGAGACCACATTGGAGGCATAGTCGGTACTTTAAAAAGTATCGGCTACGCAATCCGTACAATCAATCCTACCCGATGTATCATTGTATTTGATGGTAAAGGTGGTAACAAAAGCAGACAAGATATATACTCTGGTTATAAAGCAGATAGAGGCAACAACAAAATCAAAATGAGATTGAATCGTGCTGCATCTGTTGAAATGAATCCAGAAGAAGAAAGTCAATCTATGAGACGGCAAATGGTCGGATTAGGTGAATTACTTTCTTCTTTACCAGTATCCATTATGATTTATGATGGAATCGAAGCCGATGATGTTATTGCTTACATCACTACTCAATTAAAGAAGGAAGATGAGAAGGTTGTGATAATGAGTTCCGATAAAGATTTCTTACAATTGGTAAATAAAGATGTAAGTGTTTATTCACCATCTAAAAAGAAAATCTATAATATACCAGAAGTGGTAGAAGAGTTCGGAATCCACCCACATAACTTTGTCAATTTCAGAATGATTGACGGTGATAAATCTGATAATTTAAATGGTTTACCCGGATTAGGATTAAAAACAATTATAAAAAACTTTCCAATATTAACTGAAGAGGTAGTTCAAACTACTGAATCTTTATTAGAATTTATCAAAGAGCAACCAAAGAAAACAAAAGCTTACGATTTATTTGAAAATAACTTGGAAATATTAAAAAGAAATCGTAAATTGATGCAATTATCAGAACCAGAATTTAGTGGTACTATCCGTATGAAGATTATAGATAGATACAACGAAGATACTGTTAAGTTTGATAAGCAAGGTTTCTTAAAATTAGGATTAAAGCATAAAGTATTAGATGCATTCCCTAGTATAACAGATTGGTTACAAAGTACATTTTTACACATTTCAAAATTTTAAAACAAATGGCAGAAGAAAGATTAGCAAAACCGTTAGGAGATAGAGTTCTTTTAACAGAATTAGAATCAGAGGTTTCACAGACAGCAGGTGGTATAATTATACCCGATTCAGTTAAAAACGAAGATATTAAAAGAGCAAGAGTAGAATCAGTAGGACCTGGTATTTACACACAATCTGGAACATTGATTCCAATGAATTTAGAAGTAGGTGATGAAGTAATCATTCCACCATACCATCAAGGATTAGAGATTAAAGTAGGAGGTAACAAATATATTCTATTAAGAGAATCAGAAATTTTAATGGTAGTTAAATAATTTAAACAAAACACGGAATAGATGAAGTGCATTAAAAATAAAGAAGGAGAAATCCGCAGAGTAAAAGAAGAAGAAGCAGATTTAAAAGTATTACAATACGGTTGGGTGTTCGTTCCTAAATCAGAATGGAAAGCACTTCGTAAACCGACAAAGCCCGATGTGGCTAACAACCAAGCTAATGATGTGGCTGAGTTATCAATTGAGGAAAAGAGATTAGCAAGAAAGAAAAAAACTAAATAATGGAAGCAGTAGATACATTGGTAAAGTATGGACAATCGTATCAATCTAAAGTAGTTGCTTCTCTTATATCAGATGTAAAGTTTTTAGAGCAGGTAAGTGAAATCACCAAAGCTGCATTCTTTGAATCCGAAGCAAATAAATGGATTATAAACGAAGTAATTGATTACTTTGGTGAATATCGTGCAGTACCAACAATGGAGGTTTTCAAAATCAAAGTTGGTACAGTTGAGGATAAAGGATTAAAACAAACCATTGTTGAACAACTTAAAAGTGTATATCAACAAATGGAGGCAAATGATTTGCCCTATGTTAAAAACGAATACCTTACATTTGCTAAAAATCAAAAAGTAAAAGAAGCTCTTTTAAAATCCGTAGAGTTATTAAAGTTAGGTCAATACGATAGAATTATTGACACTATGACAGCTGCATCCAAAGTGGGTGTAGAATCCGATTTAGGTTTAGATTATATTGAAGAATTTGAATCTATTATGGAAGATGTAAAGAGAGATTCAGTTCCTACAGGTTGGGATGTTATTGATGAACTAATGGATGGTGGTTTAGGACCAGGAGAATTAGGAGTTGTAATGGCTCCGTCTGGTATCGGAAAGAGTTGGTTCTTATCCAAAATAGCTTGTTCGGCATTACAAAGAGGAATTGATGTATTACACTATACATTAGAACTATCTGAAAGTTATGTAGGACAACGATATACTACTATCCTTACAAACATCCAAACATCCGAACATAAGGATAGAAAAGATGAGGTAATCAGAAAAATTAAAGCAGTTCCTGGTAGAGTTCGTATTAAATATTATCCACCACAATTTGCATCATCCAAAACCTTATCTGCTCACATTGAGAAGATGAGACAAATCGGGTTTAATCCACAACTTATTATTATTGATTATGCTGATTTATTAAAATCAAGTAATGGTAATAGAGATGGGTTGTATGCAGAGTTGGGTGGAATCTATGAGGAGTTGCGAGGATTGAGTGGTATTACTAAAATACCAATATGGACTGCAACACAAACTAACAGAGCAGCTATTGACCACGAGGTTATCCAAGCCGATTCGGTTGGAGATTCGTATAAGAAAGTTCAAACGGCTGACTTCATTATGAGTGTTAGTAGAAAAACAAAGGATAAGTTATCAAACACAGGTCGTATTCACATCGTTAAGAATCGATTTGGACCTGATGGATTAACGTTTCCTGCGAAGATTGATACATTCACAGGTGTTATGGATGTGTTTGCAGCTTCATCGGCAGATGGTATGGCATCTACTAGAGATAGTAAAGATGGGGAGGGATTAGAGAAGAAATTGCTCCATAAAAAGTATGTTGATAATATGGGATAATTGTATAAAATTTTCTAAAGAAAACAGAAAATTTATCCAATCGTTACATAGTTATATCTACACTTTGAACAATAAATTTTAAAAAAATATGAGCAAATTATTTACAGAAAGGATACCATACAAACCATTTGAATATCCAGTTTATTATACGGAAGGTTGGTTACAACAAGCTCAGGCATTTTGGTTGCATACGGAAATTCCAATGCAAGGAGATGTTAAAGATTGGAACGAAAATCTTACAGTTGAAGAAAAGAATTTAGTTGGAAACATTCTTTTGGGTTTTGCTCAAACAGAATGTGCAGTTTCCGATTATTGGACGGGTATGGTTACTAAATGGTTTCCAAAGCACGAAATCAAACAGATGGCAATGTTATTTGGTTCACAAGAAACAATCCATTCAGTTGCATACTCTTACTTAAATGAAACACTAGGATTAGATGACTTCGCAGGATTCTTACACGATGATTCAATGAAAGCTAGATTTGAAAACTTAACTCAAACTACGGCAGATTGGACACCCGAAGATTTACAAACAAATGTAAAGGCAAGAATTGAAGTAGCAAAGAGTTTAGCAATCTTTTCTGCATTCACAGAGGGTGTAGCATTGTACTCTTCATTTGCAGTTCTTTATAGTTTCCAAATGAGAAACAAATTAAAAGGAATTGGACAACAAATGAAGTGGAGTGTTAGAGATGAATCATTACACTCAAAGATGGGTTGCCAATTATTCAGACATATGTGTGAAGAGTTTCCAGAACTATTAGAAGAAGCAAAATCTGCAGTTTATCAAGCAGCACACATAATGCAAGGGTTGGAGTTTAACTATATTGATAAGATATTTGAAATGGGTGATTTGGAAAACCTTAAAAAAGAAGACCTTAAAAACTTTATTTCACAAAGAATCAATGAGAAGTTAGCAGAATTAGGTTATAATCCTTTTCCAGGTGGAGATGAGTATTTCACTTACGATACAGAATCGGCAAATCAATTAGAGTGGTTCTATCATTTAACAGGAGGAGTAACACACACAGACTTCTTTGCAATGAGACCTACCGATTACTCAAAACCAGGCGAAGACGAAGATTGGTCTGATATATTTTAAATTATGAAAAATTACGGAGAAGAATTAGGATGGGAGGTCGATGTAGACTTTCCTCAATGGGGGAATAATGAGATATATGTAAAAACTATATCCAAAGACTACTTGCAATCAGGTGAAAAACCAAAGGATGCGTATTGGAGAGTTGCAACAACGATTGCAAAAAGATTAGGAAAGCCAGAAATGGCAACAAAGTTCTTTGATTATATTTGGAAAGGGTGGTTGTGTTTAGCAACACCTGTTATTTCAAATACAGGAACTGATAGAGGATTACCAATTTCATGCTTCGGTATTGATGTTGGAGATAGCATCTATGAGATTGGTTCAAAGAATTTAGAACTAATGTTGTTGGCAAAGCATGGTGGTGGTGTTGGTATTGGTATAAATCAAATCAGACCAGCAGGTACAAAGATTACTGGCAACGGAACATCCGATGGTGTAGTTCCATTCTGTAAGATTTACGATTCAACTATCCTTGCCACAAATCAAGGTTCAGTTCGTAGAGGTGCAGCATCTGTAAATATGAATATCGAACACAAAGACTTTGAAGATTGGTTAGAGATTAGAGAACCGAAAGGTGATGTAAATCGTCAATCTCTTAACTTACATCAATGTGCTGTTGTGGGTGATAAGTTTATGAGAAACTTAAACGAAGGAAATCCAGAAGCAAGAAGAAAGTGGGCAAAACTTTTACAAAAAAGAAAAGCAACTGGTGAACCGTATATTCTATTCAAAGGGAATGTGAACAAAGCAAATCCTGAAATGTATAAAAGAAACGGATTGAAAGTTCATATGACAAACATTTGTTCTGAAATCGTTTTACACACAGATGAATCACATTCGTTTGTATGTTGTTTATCATCTTTGAATTTAGCTAAATATGATGAGTGGAAAGACACTGATTTAATTTATACTTCTACACAGTTTTTAGATGGTGTATTAGAGGAGTTCATACAGAGAGCTAAGGGATTGACTGGATTTGAGAATTCGGTTCGTTCAGCATCAAAAGGAAGAGCATTGGGATTAGGAGTTTTAGGATGGCACACATACCTACAACAAAAAGGTATTCCGTTTGAAGGATTGCCAGCACAATTTGAAACTCGTAAGATTTTCTCTCAATTAAAGATTGAATCTGAAAGAGCAAGTAGAGATATGGCATCCGAATATGGAGAACCACTATGGTGTAGAGATACGGGTTTCAGAAACACACACCTAAGAGCAGTAGCACCTACACAATCGAACTCTAAGTTGAGTGGTAATGTAAGTAGTGGTATTGAACCTTGGAAAGCAAATGTATTTACAGAACAAACTGCAAAGGGAACATTCATTCGTAAGAATCATGAATTAGAAAAAACCTTAAAAAAGATTGGTAAAAACAATAAAGAAGTTTGGGATAAAATTTTAGCAGATGAAGGTTCTGTACAAGATTTAGACTTTTTAGATGATTGGTGTTTTTCAGATGGTAAATTAGTTGAATGTAAAGAAATATCAATAGATGAAAGAGCGCATAGAGCTAGTTCAGTTAAAGATGTATTTAAAACTTTCAAAGAAATTAACCAATTGGATTTAGTTAGACAAGCGGGTGTAAGACAACAATATATAGACCAGTCTGTTTCATTGAACTTGGCATTCCCTAAGAGTGCAGAACCAAAATGGATTAACCAAGTAACTTTAGAAGCATGGAAGCAAGGGGTTAAAACACTTTACTATTTAAGAAGTGAATCCGTATTAAGAGGAGATATTGCTGCAAGAGCAATGGATGAGAATTGTGTTAGTTGTGAAGGTTAATAAACAAATAATTTATGGGTGAGAACTTATCTAATAAAAACAAAGAGTTGACAGAAAAAATAAAAGAAGAATTAATTGATAAACCGAAAGGACCAATTAAATTTCAGGTTCAACTTAACGATGAACAAAAAGAAGCAAAGGAAAAAATCCTAAACAACGCAATTACAATATTAAGTGGTAAAGCAGGTAGTGGTAAAACACTACTTGCCTGCCAAGTAGCATTGGATATGTTGTTTAAGAAAACCGTAACCAAAATCATCATCACCCGTCCAACTGTAAGTAAAGAAGAGATTGGATTTTTACCAGGTGATTTGAGAGAGAAGATGGAACCCTGGATGCAACCTGTTTATTCAAACTTTTATCAATTATATAACAAAGAAAAGATTGATAAGATTTTACAAAACGGACAAGTGGAAATTGTTCCTTTGGCATTTATGAGAGGTAGAACATTTTTAGATGCATTCATTATAGTAGATGAAGCACAGAATTGTACTAATGACCAGATGGAAATGATTACATCTCGTTTAGGATTAAGAAGTAAAATGGTTGTATGTGGTGATTCACAACAAGTAGATTTAAAGTATAAAGGAGAAAGTGGATTTAAGTTTTTAGTAACTGCTGCAAAGAAGATTAAGGATATGGATTCGCAAACTTTATTAACAAACCACAGACATCCAGTAGTAGATGCATTGTTGGATGCATATGATGAATTTAAAGAAAAACAAAATAAGATATGATAACTGTAAAGAAATTTTCCGCATCTTGGTGTGGTCCTTGTAAAACTTTAAAACCAATCTTTGAAGATGTAAGAAGTGGTTATGGTAGTAACATTGTTAAATTCGAAGAATACGATGTAGATGAATCATCTGATGTTGCATCTCAATATAATATTCGTTCAGTACCAACTGTTATTATTGAAAAGAATGGTAAAGAAGTAGGTAGGTTTGCAGGTGTTCAATCCAAACTTGCTTATGTTAATTCAATCAACGAACAAATATTGAGATAAGCTTGTTTTATTCAATTTTTTTTCGTAAATTTGTTATATGTGTGGAATTATAGGCGGGAACGCATTTAGTAGTAAAAAAGAAGTAGAATTATCTCTTAAAAAAATATTACATAGAGGTAGAGATGCATCGCAAATAGATATTGTTGAAGATTTTTATATCGGACACAATCGTCTTTCAATACAAGATTTATCTTCATCTGCAAATCAACCAATGTGGAATGAAGATAAAACTGTTTGTATAGTATATAATGGTGAATTATGGGGTAGTGATTATACTAAAAAATTAAAAGAAAGTATAACAACACCTTTTAAAACAAAATCAGATACTGAAATAATTCTTAATGCGTATTTGGATTTTGGAATTAACTCATTCAAAGAGTTAGATGGGATGTTTTCTTTTTGCATAGTAGATACTAGGTTAAACACCGCTTTCGTTGTTAGGGATTATGTTGGTGAGTTACCATTGTGGTATGCGATTAACAATGAAGGTAAATTAGTATTTTGTTCCGAAAAGAAAGGATTACCCATTTCCGAATTATATCAAAAGCAGGTCAAAGCTGTTTATCCAGGAACGTATTTGGAATATAATTACAAAACGTTAGAAAATTCAATCAAAACTTATTATACATTACCAACTGAAATTATTAATGATGATAGAGATACCATTGTTAAAAACATCAGAGAAATGCTACAAAAAGCAGTTGAGGTTAAAATGGTATCAGATGTTCCAATTTGTACTATTTTAAGTGGTGGAATTGATTCTGTAATAACAACTTATATACTTTCAAAGATAAATCCTAATATTGAAGCATTTGTGGTTTCAATGGGAGATGGTGATACAAAGAATGATGATATAAAATATGCCAGAATTGCTGCAAAAGAATTTGGTGTAAAGTTGCATGAAATTATTCTAACAGAAGATGATGTTATAAAATCAATTCCCGAAACTTTGTATGTAATCGAACAAGCAAGATGGCAAAATTTAGGTTCTGCTATTGCACAAATTGCATTGGGTAAAAAGATAGATGAATTAGGATTTAAAGTTGTATTTAGTGGTGATTTATCAGATGAAATTTGGGGTAGTTATGGTCATATTCAGGCATTTCATTACAAACCCGAAGATTATGATAAAGCTAGAAGAAAATTAGTACAAGATGTACATAAAACAAATTTCTTAACTACTAATCAATCCATTATGTGGGGTGGGACAGTTGAAGTTAGAACACCATATAGTTGGAGACCATTTGTAGAATACGGTTTAAACATACCACCATTATATCAAAAGGAAAATGGTCATATGAAACCATTATTGAGAGCCGCATTTAAAGGTGAAATATCTGATGAGTTACTATTCAGACCTAAAGTATTCTTTGCAAAAGGATGCAGAACAGGTGATTTGATAGAAGCTAGAAAAGAGACTTTGAAATCTCAATTAAATTCCGTATATTTGTATAAAGATACTTTAAATTTAAACAAGTTTTTTGAGTATGCATAAATTTATAAATTTTTTTAATATGTTAAATTTCGTAAAAGCAGGTATTATAACCGATAAACATGGAAATTCATTTCCAACAAAAGAATTGGAACTAGCAACCGATGAAGCAATCGGTATTATTAATATGTATCCAATGATATTTCCTCACTTGTATAAACAAGGTTTTAAATTAAGAAAATATTTTGAAAAGGGTGCAGTTATATTGCAAGATGGGGTGGTATTAACATTTGGTAGATACAAAAGTAATGGTAGGTTGAGTAGAAATGCTACAACATACAAAAAAAATGGTGATTTTATTTTACATCAAATTGCAACAAACGATACTGTCAAAGGTGCAGCTAAAGGAGTACTGGATATGTTTGTAGAACATTGTAAAGCTCAACATGCTGAAAATTTATTTCTAACCGTTAGAGAACATAATGATGAAGCCGTTAGATTTTATAATCGTTACGGATTTGTAAAAGATTCTGAAATATTTTGGACAAGTAAAAAAGATGGTATTATTAAAGGTATAGTATATAGATTACGATTGGTTGCAGACAAAAATATAGAAACAGTATGTATATAAATTACTTTGACAAGTTTAAAGGTATGACTCCGTATCTGCACATTAATAGTGAGGAATGGAGTTATATTAAAACAACATTTGATAGAGATGATGTAAAAGACTCTCTTGCACAAGTCTGCATGGACTACGAACTTCCCTATGCTGAAATTACGGAATCAGAAGCACGCAAGGAATATCTTGCCTTAAAGGGAACTCGTTACAACGAATTACTTAAAGATGGTGAATGGTTTCCGCGCAAAGCATCCGAAAGTAAATATGCACTAACATTTCGGGGCAAGCAACAATTCGTAAGAAGACTAAATACTGGCAACTCTTCATCTAATTTCTTTCAACAAGCCAATCGTTGGTCTGTTGACGGCACCGTTTCGCCAGGCCCGAAAAGAACTTGGAATAGTAAGGATTTTATGACATCGTTAATGGGTGGGTTATACACTCTTAAATTTGATTCAGTAGGTAGAAACGAACTACGAGTTTGTTTAAGTCTGAGAAAGTATATCTGCTCTCAATTCAAACCTAATGTTGCAAAAGCACTTTACGATATGGTAGCTGCAAAGAATGTGTTAGACATTTCGGCAGGATGGGGAGATAGATTATGTGGTTTTATGGCATCCGAAAAAGGAGAGCATTATGTGGGAATTGACCCGAGAAAAGAAAATCATCCAATTTATGAACAACAAGCAGAATTCTACAAAAAACACAACGGTTTTTTCGAAACAGATAAAAAAACTACATTCCATTGCAGTCCAGCCGAGGACATGGATTATAGCGATTACACCGATTATTTTGATATTGTTTTCAGCTCACCACCTTACTTCAACGTTGAGCGATACTCTTATGATGATACCCAGAGTTGGGTCAGATACAATAATATCGATGCGTGGAATAAGTTATTCCTACATAAGACAATTGAAAAGGTTTGGCCAACTATTCGGAAGGGAGGATACTTAGCAATCAATATTGCAGATGTGTACGCAGCTTCCAAAGGGGATGGTAAAGGATACCAAGAGATAACAAACCCTATGAACGATTATATTAAATCAATAGGAGGAGAATATGAGGGTTGCTTGGGCATGGAAATGGCCAAGAGACCGGGTTCAGCGGGAGCAGGTGCAATCATAGATGGGGATGAAGGTAGATATACCGAAGAATCTTTAAGAAAAGCAGAAGAAGTTAAAAATAAAACATTCTGTGAACCAGTTTGGGTATGGAAAAAACCATAAAAATTTGGAAATATCAAAAAATTATAGTATCTTTGTAAAACAATTAAATTTAAAAATAAAGTAAGTATGAACAAAACAAGAATTACACGATTCATCCAAAAGTATAATTTGGCAGGATTAGTAGAATCGGTTGCATGGAAAGCAGCGGATGGTAAATTGGTTACCCGTTTTATCTCAGATGATAAGACAGTGTTAGGAGAAATCCATTTGGATAATTTTACATTTAATGCACCGGAGTTGGGAGTATATACAACATCCGCATTGAATAAATTATTATCAGTAGCAGGAGAAGATGTTGAATTAGAAGTCCAAGAGCAAAATGGAAACGCAATTAATCTATTCATTAAAAGTGATGATGATAAAATACAATTCCAATTAGCAGATTTGGCAGTTATTCCAACTGTACCTGATTTAAAATCTTTACCTGATTTTGATATTAATATTGGTTTTGATGGTAGATTTATTGACAAATTTATCAAAAGTAAAAATGCATTATCTGATGTAGATACATTTACTGTAGTAACTGAAGGTGGGGAATTAAAAATTGTATTAGGTTATTCAAATGTTAATTCAAACCGAATCGCATTATCTGCTAAAAAAGATTATACAGAAACTGTTAAACCTATTTCATTCTCTGCAAAGTATCTTAAAGAAATTTTCTCAGCAAATAAAGAGGCAACCGCCGTTACATTAAATGTATCAACATCGGGTCTTGCTCACGTTGAGTTTAAGATTGATGACTTTACTGCAATCTATTATTTAGTAGAAGTTCAATTAACCACTTAGAATGGCATTCAATTACGAAAAGAAGTATTTTTACGAAAGAAACGATTGGATTTACTCTCCTGAAATAAATCTTAAATACGAAGATGTATTGAAGATGCCTTTTCCTGAGTTTGGTAAATGGGTTGATTTCTTTCGTAAGACTGCCATTGAGCAGTGGAACAGAACGGATGCACCACCGAGAATTGGTATGGACGAAGCTGAAATTATTGAAAACTTTTCTAAACTACAAACATATAAAGTTAATCAGTTTAGTAAAGTAGACAAAGATGGTGATGAAGTTATTTTTAACTTTAACAAATTTGCCACTTGTGTAAATCAATTCTTTCCTGCAATGTACAAAACAGGCATCGGTGGTTCTGCATACGATAATCCAAAACCATCTATCTATGATATTTTTGTAGAAGATGAGTATTTACCAAATTTCATCAAACAGATGAATCGTCTAACTCGTCAAGATGGTATGTATCGTTTTTCTAAAACTTTACACTTAAACCATCCTGATTTTCATAACTCACATATCCAAACTGGTAAAGAGTGGATTGAGAAATGGGCAGAGGGTGATACTCAAAAAGGATTTGGTTTTTGTTTATCTCAGGCAGATAGTAAAGTTCCATCTCCACCAATTACTGCACAAGAGGTAAGAGATTTGTATAACGCAGGTATATTGAAGTATGAAAATATTTCATCACTTAAAACTGCTGATTGGGGTGAGAATATTGATAATCTAATTGATATTCCAAAACAACCTATACAGATTAAAACATATCCTTTTGGACAAACTATCTTTCCAGAAGCAACTGCGGCATTCCGTATTGGTATGGGAACACAGGCAGTAGTTAATTTTCCACCTTTAACTGCAAAGTATCTTTATCAAAGATTTACAGAGCACATTAAGGAACAAAAGAAGATTAACATCTATGACCCATCGGCAGGATGGGGTGGTAGAATTTTAGGAGCATTATCAGTAGATGATAGAAATATTCACTACATAGGTAATGACCCTAATACTGAAAACCAAATACCTGAAATTGGTAAAACAAGATATGAGTATTTGGCAGAGTTCTTTAATAATAAAATACCTGGTGCATGTAATCCGTTTTGGGGACATCAAAATACCTATGAAATCTTTACAACTGGTTCTGAAATAATTCATTTAGATTCCAACTTTGAAAAATATAAAGGTGAATTAGATTTTGTATTTACATCACCACCATACTTTGATAGAGAAAGATACTCAAACGATGAATCGCAATCATTTAAGAAGTTCAATAATTACGATAGTTGGAGAGATGGGTTTTTAAAACCTACTTTAACAACTGCATTTGAATATCTTCGTAATGATAGATACATCCTTTGGAATATTGCAGATATTAAAATGGGTAAAGATAAGTTTTTTCCATTAGAGCAGGATTCAATTGATATTCTTACAGAGTTGGGTTGTGAGTATAAGGGTAAGATTAAGATGACAATGAGTCCAATGACCGGTGTTGATTTGAGTGGAGTTAAAAATAGTATGAAAATAGGTGATATGGTTTACAAATACGAACCAATCTTCATTTTCTACAAACCTTAAAATTAAAGTATGTATCAAAATATTTATTACGAAAGACAAAAGAATTTAATTCACTTATGGGATGATGCTAATGGGTATCAAACATTTCCGTACAGAAAGTATGCATATGTTAAAGACCAGCAAGGTGAACATCGTTCTATGTATGGTGATAAATTACGGAAGATTTCTAAATGGGAAAAAGATGAATCACCTGATTTATTTGAATCCGATGTTCCAGAAACAACCAGAGTATTAGTTGATATATACGATTCTGATATTCCATCAGCAGGAAACAGAACAATGACCTTTGATATTGAGGTTGAAATGATTAGTGGTTTACCAAACACCTTTGATGCAAAAAATGAAATCACTGCAATTGCTTCACACGATAGTGTAACCAAATTGTATGATGTGTTTGTGTTGGATAAGGCAAGAAAGGTAAAGAACACTGCTCAACAATTCAATAAAGATGGTCGTAGTGTTAGTGTACACATCTTTGATAATGAGAAGAATTTGCTATTAGCATTTTTAACTTATTATCAAGGTGTGAATCCTACTATTCTAACAGGTTGGAATATTGACTTCTTTGATATTCCTTATTTATACAATCGTATTAAAAGGGTATGTGGTGAAGGACACGCAAAAAGATTATCACCTATATCAGAAACATTCTATTCTCCTTACAGACAAAGATGGAGTTTTGGTGGTGTATCTATTTTAGATTACATCAACCTTTACAAAAACTATAACTATGGTTTAGAGAGTTCATATACATTAGACCACATAGCAAAGAAAGAGTTGGGTAGAGGTAAGATTGAATACGAAGGAAGTTTGGATGATTTATTCGAAAACGATTTAGAAAAGTTTATTGAATATAACATTGTCGATGTGGAATTGGTAGTATCAATGGATGAAAAACTACAATTCATTGAGTTATGTAGGGCAATCTGCCACGCGGGATTTGTTCCGTATGAAGATTATATGTTCTCATCGAAATATTTAGAGGGTGCGTGTTTAGCGTATTTGAAAAAGAAAGGTTTAGTAGCACCAAACAAACCAAAGGATAGAAAGGAGAAGATGCAGGCACTTCGTGATAATAACGAAGAGAAGTTTATCGGAGCTTATGTAAAAGAACCTATTGTTGGTAAGTATGATTGGATTTATGACTTGGACTTAACATCTCTATATCCATCAATCATTATGACTCTTAATATTTCACCAGAAACAAAGATTGGTAAGATTTCCAATTGGAATCCTGAAGAATGGGTAAGAGGTGTAGATAGGAATTATACAATTGTTGGGAAAGACGATACTTATGAATATAGTAGTTCAGAACTCCAAGACGTTATAAAAGATAGCAATTTAGGAGTTGCGGCAAACGGAGTTTTGTACAATCAGGACAAACCCGGTCTTATTGCTGATATTCTGGATACTTGGTTTAAACAAAGAGTTGAATTCAGAAAATTAGAAAGTCAATATGGTGAAGCGGGTGATACGGAAAAATATGAGTTTTATGCGAAAAGGCAGCTTGTTCAAAAGATTTTGCTTAATTCTATGTATGGTGTTCTTGGTCTTCCTGCCTTTCGGTTTTACGATATTGATAATGCAGAGGCAGTTACGATTACGGGGCAAACTGTTATTAAGAAAACGGCAGAGATGGCAAACATCAAATATTGGAAAGAGTTAGGTACAAAAGAAGATTACAACGTCTACATCGATACTGATTCTATTTATATGATGGCAGAACCTTTGGTTAAACATCGTTTTCCAGAATACAAAACATTCGATGAACAAAGAATGGCGGATGAGGTTAATACTATTGCAGAAGAAACCCAAACATTTTTAAACAACTTTTACGATTTATTATCAGAAAGATTCTTTGGAATACCAAAAGATAAACATAGATTTGAAATCAAAAAAGAGTATATCTCTAAAGCAGGTTTTTGGGTAGCAAAGAAACGATACGCACAATGGATGGTATTAAAGAATGGTATCAAATGTGATAAGTTGGACGTAAAAGGTTTAGATGTAGTTCGTTCATCATTCCCTAAAGCATTTCAAGGATTTATGTCAACAATGTTGAAAGATATTCTTATGGGTAAAGATAATGATTATATAGATAAAACCCTAATTGAATTTAAAAATAGTTTACCAACACTTCCAGTTAAAACCATTGCAAAAGGTGGAGCAATTAAAGAGTTGAGTAAATATGATAATGGTAAATGGAGAAAGGATAGTGGGTTACAGATTGCAGTGTTTGAAAAAGGAACACCCGCACACGTTAAAGCAGGAATTGCATACAACCGATTATTGAAATTCTTTAATTCACCGTTTAAGCACGAACCAATTAGAGATGGTGATAAAGTTAAGTGGGTGTATTTAAGACAAAATCCATTAGGGTTAGATACAGTTGCATTCAAAGATTACAACGACCCAAAAGAAATTATGGATTTTATAGAACAGTATATTGATAGAGATATGATTTATAAAGCAGAGTTGGAAAACAAATTAGATGATTTTTACAACGCATTGAAATGGAACAAAGCATCTAACGAAGTTCAAACTGCAAAAAAATTCTTTGATTTCTAAAATATTTTTCGTATATTTGTAAACAATTAAATAAAAATAAAATGGCAGAACAATTAGAATTATTTCCACAAGAGGAATTACAACAACAAAAAGCAGGTAGTATCAACACACCTGAATCAAAACCAATCGTAGATGCAGAATGGTGTTTTCAATTTTTTAACAATGAACCAATAGTTTTTGCATGGTCAAATGAAGGAGAAGAATCAGCACCGATGATTTTACAAATCCAACCAGAAACAGGTGAAGGATTGAATTTCCAACAAAATGGAATGACTTTTAGAATTTTCCCAAGAGAAATTTCAGAAGAAACTAAAGCGGTAAGAAAAGAGCAAACAGAAAAAAATGAAAGTAAAGATTAAATTATTGGATGAAAATTCAGTTAAACCAGCATACGCAAAAGAGAGTGATGCAGGATTGGATTTAGTAGCAACTAAAATCATAGAAAATACATCATTTCAAATCACTTATGGTTTGGGAATTGCTATGGAAATACCAGATGGTATGGTTGGATTAGTATTTCCTCGTTCATCGATACGAAACACAGAATTGATATTGAGTAATTCAGTTGGTGTAATTGATGCAGGTTATAGAGGTGAATTACAAGCAACATTTATTAAATTGAATGGTTTAGATTCTATTGCGTATAATGTTGGTGACAGGGTTTGTCAAATAATTATAGTTCCTCATCCGGTTATTCAATTAAAAGTAGTAGATGAATTAAGTGAAAGTAGTAGAGGTATAGGTGGATTTGGTTCAACAGGTAAATAAAAAAAGATGAGTTTTTTCGCAAACGAAAATAGTAAAAGAGAGCATAGTTTATGGGTAGAGAAATACCGTCCACAAACTCTTGCCGAATATGTTGGTAATGAAACCGTAAAGGAAACCATTCAACAATATTTGGACAATAATGATATTCCACATTTGTTATTACATGGTAAAGCAGGAACTGGTAAAACCACACTTGCAAAACTAATTGTAAATACAATCAAATGTGATAGTATGATTATCAACGCATCAGATGAGAACAACGTAGATACAGTTCGTAATAAGGTGAAGAACTTTGCATCCTCAATGGGATTTGCAGGATTTAAAATTATCATTTTGGATGAGTTTGATTATATGACTCCAAACGCACAGGCAATCTTGCGTAACTTAATGGAAACATTCTCTAAACATTGTAGATTTATCTTAACGTGTAATTATCACGAAAAGATTATTGACCCAATCAAAAGTAGATGTCAAACATTTGCAATCACACCACCTACAAAGAAAGATGTAGCAGTTCAGGTGACTAAAATTTTGGATGCAGAAAAGATTAAATACGATTTAAAAAATGTAGCAGATATTATCAGTTCATATTATCCAGATATTCGTAGAATCTTAAATACTTGCCAATTACAATCTGCAAAAGGAGAGTTGAAAGTAGACCATCAAATTATGGTGGAATCTAACTTCCAAACTAAATTAGTAGATTTGTTAAAAGCAAATGATGACAAACGTAATATGTTTATGAATATCAGACAAGCGGTTGCTGATAATAGATTAAACGATTATTCTGAAATGTATTCTATGTTATACGATAAGGTAGATGAATATGCAGCAGGTAATACGGCAAATGTAATCTTAACTATAGCAGAAGGTATATCCAAAGATGCATTAGTAGTAGATAAAGAAATCGTATTTATGAGTACAATTATTCAAATTTTAAACATTATAAAGTAATGGAACAAGGATTACCAATGGGCATCAATATAAGTGATGCAAGAGATATGGATTGTGAATGTGGCAACAAAGTATTTATGCCAGGATTTAGATTCAAAAAATTATCAAGATTAGTAACAGGCCAAGCACAAGATTCAATCATTCCAATTGAAATGTATCTTTGTACTCAATGTGGTAAAGCATTGCAAGAGTTATTACCTTTGGAATTGAGAGATAAACCATCATCAATAGTAGAATAATGGCAGGGAAAAAGTTATTTGACCACATTGCTGCAATTACATCGGAACAAGACCCAAACTACTTTGATAAATTATCAGAGGAGGATGTTAAGACATGGAGTAACTTTATGATTAATAGATTCCTTTCGATGAAACCTGAATGGGTAGAACTCATTGCAACCATACTTCCTTTAACGCAAACTCTATCACCGAAGGAAATGTATAAGTTGTACATAAACATCATCCCTAAAGGAAAGTATTACCTAAAATATATTAAAGGAAAAGCAGGAGAAAAATATGAGGAATGGCTTGTTAATCTCATAAAAAATGAGTATATTTGTTCTGAGCATCAAGCTATGGATTACATAGAAATTCTATATTCTTCGAGAGAGGGTAGAGAAAACATTAAATTCATCTGTGAAAAATATGGTATTGATTCAAAACAAATTACCAAACTTAAACTTAAAATATAGTGGGAAGAGTTTCTTTTAGTCAATACTCAATGTGGAGCGGATGCCCATATCAGTATAAGTTGAATTATATTGATGGGTTATCCATCTCTACATCAAATATCCATTTAGTATTTGGAACTGCAATGCACGAAACACTCCAAACATATTTGGATAAGTGTTTGCGTATTTCAAAATCACAAGCAGATAAACTAATGGATACAAAAGCATTCTTGAAAGAGAAGATGCGTGAGTTGTATTTAAAAGAATCATTAGATGGTACTAATCCTATTTGTACAAAAGAAGAATTGGTTGAGTTTTTAGAAGATGGAAATCTTATATTAGATTATTTCCAAAAACCTAAAAACTTCAACAGTTTCTTTTCATTAACAAATGATGAGTTAGTAGCAATCGAACAACCTATCAATACTAAAATTGCTGAAAATGTAAGTTTTTTAGGATTTTTAGATATGGTGGTTAGAAACAAAGTTACAGGTCGCTATCGTATTATAGATTTTAAAACATCTACTATGGGTTGGAATAAATACCAAAAAGCAGATGATATTAAAAATGCACAGATTCTCCTTTATAAGAAATTCTACGCAGAGTTATTGAATATATCTCAAGATATGATTGATGCCGAATTCATCATATTAAAACGTAAAGTATCAGAATCTACAGATTATACAATACCTCGTATTTCAAAGCATATACCTGCAAGTGGTAAACCATCTGTAAACAAAGCATGGACTTCTTTTAGAGAATTTGTAGATAGTGTATTTGATGAAAATGGTGAATACAGACAAGTAGAATTTGTAAAGAACCCTGGTAAAAATAAGAAGAATTGTAAATGGTGTGAGTTCTCTCAAAGAGGAATTTGTGATGGAAAAATCTAAATTTCCAATACATATAATTATAAATAAAAGTTATGGCAAAAAAGAAAATACTATTATTATCGGATGACCTCCGAATGTCGAGTGGAATCGCCAATGTTTCCAAACAATTAGTTATGGGAACGGTTGATAAGTACGATTGGGTACAATTAGGAGCAGCAATCAAACATCCGGAAGCAGGTAAAGTTTTAGATTTAAATGACAATGTTAGAGAGATAACAAAGGTAGCAGATGCTTCGGTTAAAATTTATCCATCGGATGGTTATGGTAATCCAGATATTATCCGTCAGTTGTTGATGATTGAAAAACCTGATGCAATTCTTCACTTTACAGACCCGAGATATTGGATTTGGTTGTATGAAATTGAGCATGAAATTCGTCAATCAGTACCCCTTTTCTTTTATCACATTTGGGATGATTTACCAGACCCAAAATACAACAGAGATTACTACGAAAGTTGTGATTGGATTGGTTGTATTTCTAAACAAACTTATGGTATTACTCGTAGAGTATGGGGATGGGATAAAGAAAAACATTGGGTTAAACCTGCCGATTGGCAAGTAAGTTATGTGCCACATGGTATCAATTCTGATTTATACAAACCAGTAGAAGTTCCAAAAGAATTTAAAAAGGAAATCTTTGGTGATAAAGAGTATGATTTTGTTTTATATTGGAACAATAGAAACATTCGTAGAAAGCAACCAATTGATGTAATTCTAGCTTTTGATAAGTTTGTGGAGGCATTAGCACCGGAGCATAGAGATAAAGTTTGTTTACTAATGCATACTCAACCAGTAGAAGAGCATGGTACAGATTTACCAAGAACAGTAGCAGAGTGTTGCTCATCCGAAACAAATGTAGTATTTGCACCAAACAGATATACAGAAGAGCAATTGAACTATCTTTATAATTTAGGAGATGTAACAATAAATGTAGCATCTAACGAAGGATTTGGATTAGCAACTGCAGAATCTATAATGGCAGGAACTCCTATTATCGTAACAGTTACAGGTGGACTACAAGACCAATGTGGATTCAGAGATAAAGGTACTGGTAAGTTATTAACCGCAGATGATTATGTAGAGATTGGTTCATTGCATGATAGACATAAAAAGAATACAGTAGTTTGGGGTGATTGGGTTAAACCAATTTGGCCAGTTCGTTCAACAACAGGTTCAGTTCCAACTCCATATATCTTTGATGATAGAGTTGATTTTGAAGATATTTCACCTTTAATTATGGATTGGTATAGGATGCCAAAAGAGGATAGAGATGCAGCAGCATTCAAAGGTAGAAAGTGGATGTTGGGAGATGGTTTGTTAAGCAGAGAAGCAATGTGTAAAACATTAGTAGATGGCATGGAAGGAGCATTTGAAAATTGGACACCAAAGAAAAAATTTAAGTTAATAGAGTTATAGTATGAAACCAACATTAGTATTTCAGGCACCAGTAGCAACAAGGAGTGGATATGGTGACCACGCGAGAGATTTATTACATTCTCTATATAAGTTAGATAAATTTGATATTAAAGTTATTAGCACTCGTTGGGGACAGACTCCAATGGATGTTCTTAATTACGATAATGAATTTCATAAATGGGTAGTTGATAATATTATTCCAGGTGTACAAGAAAAACCTGATATTTATATTCAAGTTACAGTTCCAAATGAATTTCAACCCGTTGGGTTTTACAATATTGGTATTACGGCAGCAATCGAAACCACACATTGTGCATTAGATTGGATACATGGTTGTAATAGGATGGATTTAATTATCACACCATCGGAGCATTCAAAGAAAAGTTTAGTTGATACTGTTTATAATGAACAAGATAAACAAAGTGGTAAATTGATTGCACAACATAAAATCCAAAAACCAGTTGAAATTTTGTTTGAAGGATTTAATGAAAACTTTGGTACTAACGATTTTCAATATGTTTCAGAATTAGATGAAATCAAAGAAGATTTTGCATTCTTATTTGTAGGACATTGGTTAAGAGGTGATTTGGGTGAGGATAGAAAGAATGTGGGAATGATGATTAAAACATTCGCAATGGCATTTAAAAACGAAAAGAAGAAACCTGCATTAGTTCTTAAAACCAGTTCAGCAGGATTTAGTGTATTGGATAGAGAGGTAACTATTAAAAAGATTAGAGAGGTATTGGGTAAAGATTATGGACAAGTTCCTATTTATTTATTACATGGTGATTTAACTGAAACTGAAATGAATGGATTATACGAACATCCAAAAGTAAAGGCAATGTTAAACTTTACAAAAGGTGAAGGATTTGGTAGACCATTATTAGAATTCAGTTTGACGGGTAAGCCAGTTATAGTGAGTGGTTGGAGTGGTCATTTAGATTTCTTAAAGAATGGTGCGGTGTTGTTAGAGGGTGAATTAAAAGAAGTACATGAATCGGCAGCAGACCAATTCTTATTAAAAGAGGCAAAGTGGTTTAATGTAAATATTTCAAAAGCTTTGGTTAAAATTAAAGATGTTTATAAAAATTATGATAAATACAAAGTTGAATCATCTAAATTAGGAAAACAGAATAAACAGAACTTTAGTTTAGGAAAAATGACCGAATTATTTGATACAATTTTGAATCAATATGGTATTTATAGTAAAGTACAACCTAAGTTTCAACAACTGCAATTACCTAAATTGAAGATGCTAAAAAAAGATGAGTAATTTCAATCCACTATATAGAAGATTCATCGATGATGCAAATAAAGTTACTCCTAATCAGATGGTTAGGGGTAATTTTTATATAATCAAAGAATATCAATATATAGATGGGCATAGAGGAAATTATTCAGAAACAACTGCACCTATAATTTATACACTATTTGTATCAAAATCAAAAGATATAGTTCATGCGATTAAAGT